TCTTCTAAGGACCTGTCTTTTTTCTTTTCTATCCAATGTTTAGGACTAAGATTTAAATTTTTATCCTGTAAAATTTCTTCATGCGTTACAGTTGTAAAATTTGGTAACATAGGTGTAGGAAAAAAATAAGTCATTGAAACTTTTAAAGCTAAACTTATTTGTAAAAGTCTGTAAGCACTTGTTCCATTACTTCCTTTTTCATATTTTTGTATTTGTTGAAAAGTTACATTTATTTTTTTTGCTAACCACGATTGAGTTTTCTTTAACTCTAGTCTTCTCTTTTTTATTTTTATACCGATTGATTTATTAAACTCAGTTTGTGTGTTTATCATGTTTGCTCCTGTTTGATTGTTAAGGGCGAAGTAATCGGAAACTCCGCCCAACTAACTAGAAAGGGAACGAGATTTTCTAAAAGAGGAAAAATAACGTTCATAAAAGTTTTATCCGATTTGCCCATTACTTACAATATATACAATTTTATGTAAATGAATCGTCAAATTTTTTGATATTTAACCTATTTTTTGCTTAAAAACCGAGTATTTGCTGAATTATAAGTGTTTTGCTTTTTTCTGCAAATCAGCGATAAATGGGGATAACTAACTAGGAGAAAAAAAAATGAAAAACGTAACGACTACTTTCTATCTAAAAGGTAGAATCAAGACTTTCAATTCAGAGTCAGAAGCTAAAAATTTGGAAAAGTTTCTAGATGAATTTAGTGAAGCTACTCCAGAATTGTTTGAAGATAAAAACAAAATAATTACATCTATTAGGAGAGAGAATAATGTATCTCAAAATTTTAGATACACTACTAGAGATGAAATTAATAATTTTTTATCTTGTAAATTTAAATCAACAACTAACTAGAGGAAAAAATGAAACTATTAACTAAAGCGATTAAAGATAAATTAATTGCTAATCATAAAAACCAAGATAAGGAATTTTCTAAAGAATTTAAAGTTGTAGTAAAACTTTTTAATCCTTATGGACGAGGTACTTGGTATTTATCTGAACTTGATCCAGAAACTAATATTGCTTATGGATTATGTGTTTTAGATTATAATGAGCTTGGTTATGTAAGTCTTGATGAACTTTCAGAATACAAAGGTCCTTTTGGTCTTGGTATAGAAAGAGATAAATATTTTTCATCAAATAAATACACACCAAGAGAGTGCAAACAATTTCACAAATCGAAAGGAGCGGTGTTAACTATATGAGTATATTCGCAGATGAAGTAAGAATCGGTGAAATAAATCATGTTTGGAAAGATGGTAAGAAAACTAGTAAGACAGAACTAGAAAGTCATTTCGTATCTGATAAACCTATGTCATTAAAAAAAGTTATTGATATGGCAGAAGTTTTTGAAGATAATCTTTCTGGTGGTTATAAGTTAGTTATAACTTTAGACTTCATAGAAACATGAAACTATTCCCTATAGTAAAAAAATATTTAGCTCTAGCATTTTTGTTAGGGCTAACTGTAGGGATAACAATCGGAGTAATAATATGAGTTGGAAAGATAAAAGAATAAACGCAATCAATCGTTTATCAAGAACAAAAAAATGGTCATGCTCTGACAATAATCCTTTGTTTGAAGAAGTTATGGATATTTATGAGTCACAAGCAAAAACTAGAGAAGAATATTTACTAGAAAGGAAAAAAAAAAATGAAGAAGTATCTATTTTTAATACTATTCGTAACAAGTTGCTCGTATAAGCCTGTTATAGATACTGCTGGAAGAAGTGGAACCTTTAACAAAAGTAATGCAGATCAAATTACTAATGATTTACAACATTGTAAAACTCTTGCTAAAGATAACACTAATTTTTCAGTAGAGAAAATAAAATATTTTTGGAATTATTATGCTAGAGCTTATACATTATGGATAAGCCCTAAAGCAGAATATCAGTATCCAAAGATATACAGAAATTGTCTAACGAATCGCGGACATTCAGTAGTGAATTAAATGAAAAACTTAGACAAACTTAACTATGAAATAATTGGTATGATGGAAATTTTTAAAAAAAAACCTGACGCTAAATTATGTAATAGAATAACGGGCCTTAAATTTAAATATTTAAGACTGTTTCAAGGAATAACTGCTGAAGCTGTTGTTCAAGATAACAAACCATATTTTAATACTGTTTACGATTTATATAAATTTGAAAAAGGTATTAAAACAGACGTATCTAAATTATTTGCATTGACTAAGTATTATGATGATACTGATGCAATGTTTTCAGTAATTTCAGATATGAAACTTAACTAAAAAGGAAAATATGAGATACACATTAAAAAATGGTATTATTTTATACTACGATGAACCAACTCATACTTATAAAGTTGGTGGTAAAAATATACCATCTGTTACAGGAATAACATCTAAAGGATTAATTAAGGAGGGTTTGACTAATTGGAGAATTACACACCCTTTAGGTCAAGCTAAAAGACAAATTAATCAGATGTTAAAAGATAAAAAACCTTTAGATAAATTTTCTTTAGAAAAAATCTTTGCAGATGCAGAGGGATCAACTACTAAGATTATGAAAGAAGCTGGACAAGTAGGTTCCGTAGTTCATAGTCTTGTAGAGGATTTTCTTAAAGGTGAAAAAATTCCAGATCAAGTTGATAAACGAGTTATAAATTGTTGGAACTTGTTTTTAGCTTGGTGGGAACAGCAAGAGTATAAGCCAATACATATAGAAAAAAAGCTATATAGTAAAAAGCATAATTACGCTGGTACTCTTGACCTTATCGTAGAGGATAAGGAAAAAAATCTTGTTTTGATTGATATTAAAACAAGTAACCAAATATCGTTCGACTATCTTTTACAGTTGAATGCTTATAGGTTTGCGTATGAGGAAGAAACAGGAGAGAAAATCTCTAAGGCTTTGGTAGTAAGATTACCTAAAAGTGATAAGAGAATAGAAGTCCAAAAAATTCCTCTAAATAAAAAACTTTTCAATGCTTTCCTTGGAGCTAAATATATTATGACTTCAATGGATAGTTATTGGAATTAACAATAGGAGAGAACCTGATGGCATATAATAGACCACAGTACAATAAGTACCAGAATAAACAATCTGGTAGCAATGGAGGAACTGCTAAATTTATCTCTACAAAAAAAGATAAATTAATATTAGCAGTAGAACTCAATAATCAAAATTTAGTATTAAAAGGTTATTGGGATAATAGGACCAGTGGATTTAAATTGTTTCCTTATTACGATAAGACAAAAACAAATCCACAATTTAATCAACCTAAACAACAACATAATGATATGGACGATCAGTTACCACAATCTGAAAAGGAATGGTCACAAGGTTCTGGTACTGATTTTAATCCAGAAGAATATGAACATCAATTAGGTGATTAATGAGTAAAGAAGATACTTTAGATAAATACATAGAGCATAGACCTAAAGTTTTTGATCCTGATAAAATTCTTGTCTATCTTAATGCTTTAGACAAAAATAAAATTAAAGCAGAAGATGATTATGAAGAAGTAAAAGATCAAATGCAAGAACAATTAGATTATATTATTAATGAAAAAGTTGAAAATTTAAAATGTTCGATAGCTCTAGCTAAAGTGAGAGCTACTAATGATGATAGGTATAAAGAAATTAGATCTATCTACAGAAAGAGAAAAGCATACTATCTTTTAAAAAAAGTAGAGGCTAATAATGGCCACTCTTACTGTGAAAACCTAAAGCAAAAATCTATCAATCAGTTAGCGATAGATAAACTTACATTAAAACATTAATGTTTTTATTGAGGGGGAGAAATCCCCCTTAATGTTTTGTAATTTCAAAATAGGAAATATCTGTATTCTCGTCTATTCTTTCAAATGAATAATTCCAATCTACTAAGATAACATCATTGCGTTGTTTTACTTGCTGAACCATATCATTAACTTTAGGAAAGCTAGGAGTTACATCAATAAATCTAAAAGAAACATAATGACCATATATAGAAGCTGATGTTTCTATTTGCATTTCTAAATCTGTAATTACTGCATCAATCATAATCCTACCTTACAGGATTAAATTTATTTTACGATTATTTTCTTTTGATTAAATCGGTAGCTTTAAGACCATAGACACTCGCTATAACTCCCACGAAAATAGTCTGATACCAAAAAGGTAATTCAGAAAAGTATTGAAAAAATAATTTCATCTTTTCCATATGTGTTGGATCATCTGACCAAACAGCAAATCCTAGAAGCACTATTGGGATAGAGAGTAATACCAAAATAAATTCGTCTTTCCAGTCTGATTGTCTAGCTTCTAATAATTTACCTTGATATGCTTCTTCTCCACGTGCTTGACGTTCAGCATGTAATAACTGTGCATCTGACATCGCTATCTTTGCTTTTTGTTTATTTGCGTATATCTTACTACCAGCAGAAATTGCTAACTTGATTGCACTTAACCACATAATTATTTCTCTTGTATTTTTTCTATTAACATATCTATAACATGTTTTGCTTTGTTTAGGTCCTTAATCTGATCTTTGATGTTTTTATGTTTTAAATTGTATCTTGAAATATATTTTACGACTTTTACCTGACAGGCATTAAGATTATTATCCATAGCATAGTCTAAAGGCTGAATTTTTAGCTTCTTATACCAATCTCCACCCACTTGCTCGGAAAAGGCTGATTCGTTACTCTGCGTGGCTCTATGGCTCTTTAAGAGGGTATTTTTTAGCTTATTAGAACTCATACAAGTGTTTTAATCCATGATCCTTTAGAATTCAAGACCATTGGTAGTAATTTTGGATACCCATCTATAATTACAGCACAACCTAGAATAAACCTAGTTTTAAAATTCTTTGCATACGAGAAAGCCATAGATTTCTGATTAATTAAGCAACCAACATTCATAGCAAAGAACAAATTATCTGGATTTGCCCACCAAGATACTAAAAATTTTGTGTGATAGTGCCCTTGCACAGCAGACATACCCATTGTTTGAGATACCTTTAAAATATCAGCACTACGTCCATGCGTAAAAAAACATCTTTGACCATTTGATAAAGTTAAAGTTAAATCATCTACCCATTTCCATTTTTTCGTTTCTAAAAAATCACCATAATCTTTTAGATAAGCTCTTGGTAATCCATGTTTTAAAGCTCTACGATAAATTAAACTAGAATGATTGCTATCTACCTCTGTAACTTTTGGAAAAATTGATTCTAATTCTTTTACATATTCTTTTGCTTTAAGCAATTCATGACCAGCAGAATATAAATCTGGAGAGCTGTCGTGGAAAGATAAAGCATGTTGATCCAAACAATCTCCAATATTACAAACAAATTGTGGTTTAAATTGTTTTTTTATTTCTTTAAGAAAAGCAAAACTATCCTTATGATGATAAGGCAAATGTAGATCAGAGATCACGAGTATTCGATTAAAACCCATACTAAGGGTTGTACAACTATTTGGAGATAATGTAAAGAAGTTGACCCAAAACAAGTAAACCAATCGCACCTAAGCCATATAGGATACGATCAATATCTTGTTTCATATGTTTCAAATGATTATTGATTACAAGATTAAGTTTTTGATCTACCAATTTAATTTTGCCATCAATCTCAACAAATTTTTCTTTATTTGTTTTCATCTTCTTTTTTTCTTTCTTCTTAAATCTGTATCATGTTTCCTCGATCCTCTTAGAAATGAGTTTACACGACCCATTGACCAAGCCGCCATCGATGTTCTAGGTCTAGATCCAGAACTTAAAAACGCACCTTGTCCGCGTCTATACACTTTTGCTAAAGTACCATAAGTGATATTTTTTCTTTTCTTTGCTTTAGCTCTTAGTGTTGCTTGTACTCTTGCCGATAAAGGTCTTCTTGTTGCCATTATTTTACCCTCTGTTTAAACATATATGCTGGTATAGTACCACCTGATTTATAAATTCTTGACATTGTTTTTAAAAGACTAGCTCTAGAGGACCTCTTAGCTCCTGAAAGTCCAGCAAGATATTTCTTTGGTAAACCCGTTTTCTTATCTTTTGGAACTTTTCTTCTTTTTTTTTTTTTTGACATTTCTTCTTCTCTTTCGCATTGGTCTTTTATTTAACATCTCTTTTATCGATTCAGTAGTTGTAAATCCGTTCATTTGCCTATAGTCCTCATAGCGATAGTATGTGCTTGTCCAAATGATTTACCTTTTTTCATGGCTCTAGCCATTGATCTCATATGCTTTAAAGTATGATGTTTTGCGTGACGATTCATGGTTTTTTTTTGTCTTGGATTTAAATCTTTTATTATATTTTTTATAGAAGCTACTTTAACCATTATCTTTTTCTCGTTTTCATTTTAGACTTTTTTTTCTTTTTTTTCTTCTTCTTCATTCCTCCATAATGATAAGGCATATTATTTCCTCGCTTTCTTTTTTTTAGTTTTATTCATCTTCTTCATTATAGCTTTCTGTAAAGCCATTGGTAGTTTTTTTTGTTTCTTTGTTAGCATATCACTCCTTATATTGCTGTTCCTATTATTGGTTTATATTTTGTTTTACCATCTTCTTTAAAAGCTCTCAAATATTGTTTTCTTGGATTTTCTTCTACATAACTACAATGCACCCACCCACTATTTTTTTCTTCTGGTGTCCAGTATTCTAGTATTAATTGGTCATAGTCTAGTGTCTTATGTATCCAATCACTTACTTCTGCATTTGCTACACCTATAACTTCAAAATCAACTGCTTCTGCTTTACAATGCTGACTATTGATTGAACTGCCTATTTTTAAACAAAGTTCTGCTGTTCTAAAGCATGAGGTCACAGTAACTCTGCCAAAGTGGTCACGAGTCGGTTGCAAAATATTTTCACAAAGTAATTTTAGCTTTTCAATCTGATCTTGATTTGGATTGTTGCTTATCCCTAATCTGATTGCAGTATCAGATTTAATCAATTCAGATAAAGAAAAATTACGAGTTAGTTGCATTATTCTTTTGGATATTTATTTTTCACTTCTTGTCTTAAAGATTGTAGATTTTCAAGTGTTTCTCCACCATCTAAAAGTGCATGTATGCAGTCTTCATGTGATGGATATTCAGCTTGTCTATTTCTTTTCCAATCTTCTGCATCATACTCAGCTTGTAGTTCAGTTTGCTTTGCTGAAACTTGTTCCCAAGTAAAATCCTGAGTGTCTTTGAAAATAGCTGAACCATTTTCATCTGCACCAGAAACATATTTAACTTGTTCTTGATATTCTGCTTCGTTA